TTGGGACACGAAGCCCGACCGGACCTGTCCGTGCTGTCTTGACACATGGTTTGCGATGCTTTGCGAGCCAACGCGACCCGCTAGGGAGGGTGCCGAATGAGTAAGAAGCGGAAGAAGCCGCACAATATGCGTCCGAAGGGTGGACGCACGACCCCCAAGGGAGGGCGTTGATGAGTGAGCAGGAAAGACAGAACTGGCATATCCACAACACGACGGTTGAGTACCGGCTCAAGTTTCGTGACCTGAACAATCGCATGATTGTCTTTGAGTACACGGACATGCCTTGGCAGAATCCGACTGCGCAGCAGCGGAGGTTGTGGCAACGCTACGAATTGCCGTTCGTGGGTGTGACTCTCCATCTGCCATCGAAAACCATAGGTGAACGGGGCATACATCGCTCCGGCACCATTGACATGAGTTACTGCGGTATTTGGCCGGGTTCCAAGGCTAAAGAGGTTAGGGACGCTTTGGTGGCCGAGTTGTCACGCGGTTTGTTCGACAGACTGTATTCAGCGATGAGAGAGAGAGGTGAGGTGTATGACCCCGCAAAGTTCCCCGTCAGCGGAGAGTCTGATGCGGCTGACGCTGCTTCAGTTGATTGAGCGTATGGACGAGGGCGTCGGTTGGGATGACCTGATTGACGATGCTATTGCCGAGTTGATGTCGGCGGTGGATAACGCCTGAGTCATGCGTGTTGCTGCTTTACCACTACTCTCTCCCCCCCTCTCTTCCTTTAGGAAGAGAGGGGGAGAGAGTAGTGGTAGTTATCGGACTGGAGGGTCCAATGGAGTTGAATGTTCCGTGCCGTCGTTGCGATGGTGTGACGACGGTGAAGGTTGACGAGGCGTCCTTACGCATGTTTGAGTTGCGTCAGGGCCTTGTTCAGAATCTATTTCCTTCGCATACAGCGGATGAGAGAGAGGCCATCATGGGATGGCGTAATACGGGTAACACGTTGTGTGGTGCCTGTTGGGATGTCGTCTTTGTGGACGACGATGATGAGAGCACGGAGGGTGCGCAATGAGCCATAGCATAGTTATCAACGGTGTAGACGCCGACATTGAGTTGGACTCCAACCTCATATGGGAGGACATTGAGGATGCCGTCAATGACGCTGCCCGTGATGCGGTGCGGGATAACGCATGGGATGAGGTCTACAGTCAAGTCGAAGACACGATTGACCAGCACGTTCGTTCCAGCGATAGCGTGGAGAACGATGTCGTTGAACTGCTGAACGACTACATCGGCATAAAGGCGCGGGGGCAGGATGCCTGTGGTACGGGCGAAGCCTTTGAGAAGGCGGTGCGGGCAGCGAGTCGTTCGTCGGCTGAGCACGATACGAACGAGCAGTTGGCTGTCCAGAAGCGTCTGGCCGACCTTGAGCACAAGGTGAACAACGTGTTGGATGCGTTGTTCGTGTTGGGTAATCGTGCTGCTGCGGTGGATAACCGTGAATACATTGGGCCACGCTCCTAATGTTTGCCTTGATGGAGATGACCAACCCTATGTGGGAGTGGTTGATCGCCCCGTTACTGCTGTTCAGTTTGGGTATGGCCGTTGGATGGTTTATGGGGATGTACGAGAAGCGTGCCATCAGGCGCGCTAGGTCATACAGATCGTATTTAGAGATGCTCGCTGCTGCGAGCAGGAAAGGGGATGACATCTACGATGTTTGAACTGATTGACAATAGCAATGGGGCGCATGGCATTATCCAGCGTCCCGCCGAGGTTACTCGCGGAACGGTGGGTGCTGTCGCTGAACAGGCGGGCGCTATCTTTGCCGTAGAGTACGAGCCGTTGGGTTTCAACGACGGCGGGAACTTCAATGTTCCGAAGTATACGCGTGGCACCTATGAGGGTGAGCCGTTGGCTCGTGCGGTTGTGCGTTCCGACACGGGAGACATGCTGGGTATCCACTCAGGCAAGTACCCCCGTCGTGACGGGTATTCGCATGTGTTCCAGACTCTTGAAGAGTTGTTTCCGGGCACTTGCGAGAGTGTCACTGTCATGGGTGCCGGTGAGCGTGTGGTTGTTGAGCAGGTGCTTGACGAACCTATCGACTTGGGTGATGGCGACACCATCCAGCCGTACCTGTACACTCGCATGTCGTTGAACGGCACGTGGAAGACGGAGTGTATTCCGTACCATGTGCGTGCCTTTTGCGAGAACATGCTTGGCTACGGCGGTGGCCTGTTCGGGGTGAGGGCAACGAGAAACCATGATAACCTGCTGACTATGCGGGCTTCACTGGTGGATCGTTCGATTGCTCAGGGTGAGGCTTTGCGGAACATGGCTCAGGTCATGGCTTCGCAGGAGTTCACCGATGCCCAGTTCACGCAGATGTTGACCCAGTTGTTCCCTCCGTTGGAGCCGGACGCTCATCACATCACCATGCTTAGTAGGACCAATAAGGTCGCTGCCGTCAATCGCAAGTGGATTGACGAGCGGGACAACTTTGGTGATACTATGTGGGCCGCATACAACGCGGTTCAGGGTGCTGAACAGCATCTCATCAACGCCAACTACAAGACAGACGAGGCTGCCAAGGAGCGTGCTTACATCAAGACGCTGAGTGGCAAGACCCCGATTGCGGATCAGGCTAGCGCCTATCTGGAGCGGGTTCTGGCTGAGAGGGTTTCAGCCTAGTCTGCGTTCCGGGGGTGCCCGTGAGGTATCCACTCACTCCCCCTCCCCTTGCGGGCACCCCCCCTCCGGGGGTGAATAGGTTTCGACCCACGCGACCACATGATTCGTCATCATCATGTGTAATCCGTGGGTACCGGGGTTCGATTCCCCGCACCTCCACGCTGTAAACGCATATAGGGAGGTTATTGCCTATGCGCAGCAACGCACCTACGGAGAGTGGTGCCTCCATTGTTGAGACTATTGGTCCCAACAAAGCGCAGGTTTACTTGCGCGATCAAGCGCCTAACCGCTTGGTCAACGAGTCACTTGTCGTTCAGTACGCAGTAGCGATGCTGGACAATGAGTGGCACAACACGGGTGATCCCTTGAAGTTTGACGATAGGGGTCGTTTGATTGACGGGCAGCACCGTTTGCGCGCTATCGTTGAATCCGAAACGGAACAGCAGTTCTCCGTGGCACGAAACGTGCCTTATGCGGAGTTGCTGACCATTATGGATACGGGCCGGAAGCGTAATGCTGGCGATGTGTTGACGATACTGACGGCAGACCCCGAATCGGGGTATACGTTTGCTTACACTAGGACGTTGCCTGCTGTTGCGAAACTCATCATGACTTACTACAAGTCCGGTGACATGAACCGCAACACGCAGTACGCGGCTACGTTGAGCACGACTGCCATCGTCAACTTCTGTAAGCAGAATCAGTCTGCTCTACAAGATGCGTGCCGGATGCAGAGCCGTGTGGCTCATGCCCCGTTCACGATGAACAAGTCGGCAACGGCTGCGTCAATCTACCTGTGCCATGCGGCTGACCCTACGGGGACGGATAGTTTCGTCAACGAGTTGGTTAGCCCACAAACCACGGATGGCAACCCTGCTTATGTGTTGCGTGAGCAGGCCATGAAGGATAACGCCAAGCGTTCTCCCTCGTGGACGAAGGATGGGCGCCTGACCGGTGCCTACTTCATCAAAGCCTTCAACGCCTATGCGAATGGGCGATCCGTTTCCTCTATTCGCTTCAAAGCGTTTGGGGATTCCGTTGAAGAGTTCCCCCGGCCAGAGCCGGAGGAACCCTTCTAGGCAATTCGGGGGCGGGTAGCGGCAACGGCTACCCGTCCCCGCCAACCACGACAGGAGGTAATATGTGGTTGTTCAACGAAGATGGATTCTTTTCCATCACCACGACTGAGAAGGGTAACCCCCGCAAGTTGGATGCCGATGGCGAGCATTTCGTATGCGTGCGTTCTCGTGATGAGGACTCGCTTACAGCGTTGCTGAATCAGGCTGTCCAGAGGGGGGATCCGAAGGAGAGGGGAATCGTTAGCCAGTCTCTTCACGGTGTCGGTACGGATTATTCGCACCGCACGATCTTGGCTAAGGATGAACTTGGGCGTTATCTGGATGATTACGCCAACACGCGGTTGACCTACCGGAGTTTCAAGGACGGTATGGCTGATCGTTGGAGCGGGCGTGCCGACCACATCCAGAGGTTGCTGACCTTACAGGAGGTCTGGTGGGCTTGCCGCGATCATTGGCCGGATAGCAGGGACTCGCTGTAACTATGGGGCTGACCTATCAGGGCGACGATGGTTCGTTCACGGCTGAGGAAATCAAGCGGGCTCGTGAGGCTAACGTAAAGAAACCGAAACAAAAGTCATCAGATCGTAACGACAGCAACGAGTCTGTAACGGACGGAACCGACTAGGCTGAACTGGTACTCAGTTCCTCCCTCCCCCCCTTTAGGGGGGAGGGAGGTTCTAAGTACCGTTAGGGGGACTTATGAAACAACAGTATCCACTACATAAAGCGGCGGACGGGCGCTGGGTCCATACTTGGGTGCGCCAATCCTCCGTCAAGACTTCGGATATGTGCTTGGAGCGTTGGCGCACGGATATCTTTAGTACCGTAGCCCAGCAGATCAAGGACGCTGCCGCCTTGGGTACGGCGTGCCATGCTGTAGCCGAAGATACCTTGAACTCCATGATCGACATGGAGGAATACGGGAACAACCCGATGGACTTCACGGACATGACTTCTGCCTTCCAGTACGAGTGGGAGCAGATGGCCGAAACCGTAGAGGTTTGGAATAATTATACGGCAGAGAGCGCATACACGGCGGGGTTGAAGAAACTCCAGTCGTGGTACGACGAGGTTCTGCCGGAACTCGTACCGAAGATCGCGGAGTACACGTTCGACGTTCCGTTGATTGAAGACGACGAGCGGATCGTACGCATGACAGGCACCATTGACTTGGTGGAAGAGGATCGGCTATGGGATTGGAAGTTCCCCGGTCGTGACTACAGCCGAGATGCTTGGCAGTACGAGCGGTGGGACGTTCAGTCCATTGCGTACTGCTATGCGATGGGCATTCCGAACTTCTCTTATGCGGTGATGCACCCGCAAGGGGTGGGTCGTATTGATCTCGTCCGCAACCAGTCGCATTTTGACTGGTTACGGACAAAGGTGTTGGCACTCTGCCGACTGCTGGAAACGCAGACGGGTCCATACCCGTTGGGCGACAACGGTTGGTGGTGTTCCGACAAATGGTGCGAAAATTTCGCACGGTGCAAAGGCGCAACGATAGGAGGCGCTTAGAATGGCTTGGAAGCCAATGGAGCCCGCAGAGCGGGCAAGTATAGAAGCGCAAGTTTGCCTCAAAGCAGGGGTTGAACTTGCCATCGCAGAGATTGCGAACGGGGACGAAGGGGTAGCGGTTACTAACGCTATCCAGAATGCTGAGGCTCTGGCTTTGGCACTCCCCAACCTTCAGGCGACGTTGCTAAACGGGCGACCTGAGGCCGTGGTACAGGTTACGGAAGAGGCCGTGAAGGCCGCTTTCCCCGGTGCCACTACGGTTAGCAGCCCTGCTGGCGGTGGCCAGCGTGTATCCCAGTACATTGACGACGGGGATTACTCGCTCGTGCATAAGATATTCATGCACGAGCAGGCCAACAACATCGAATACGCCGGTCAGGACAGCATGTTCATGGACAATCAGGCGATTCGGAAGTTGTTCCAGACGGGGGTGCGTGCATTCCCGGATGACTACTGGGCTGAGTCAATGCGGGGTAAGCCGATCCCCGAAACCAAGAACGGCAAGTGTGGCCTTGGCGACTTCAAGATCAAGAAGGGCACGAGCCTAGACGAGAGCGGGAACCCGTTCTTGATGAAGGGCGATGGCAACCACCCGCTTGCCAACAAGAGCGGGTACTTTGGCGCACTAGTCAAGCACACTGGATTCAATTGGGCCGACCGTCCCGCGCCCAAGGATCCGAATATGTGGCTTGCGCAGGTTGATGCCTGAGAGGCTTAGCCTCACTGATGCGCAACGCTTGCTGGGGCGGGAGAAGAACCCTTCTCCCGCCCCTGCGGTGGAGATAGACGGAATCTCACCCGCAGACTTGGAGCGGTTGTTTACCCCCAAGTCATTGCAAGTACAACGCATGAAGCACGACCTTGCTGGTGGTGCTGAATGGACATTCGGTGTCGGCAAGTTCGATGAGGCCACGCTAGGCGGGGCGCGCCCCGGCCAGTTGGTTACCCTTATCGGTAAGTCGCACACAGGTAAGACGCTGCTTGCTTTGAACATGATTGCGAAGAATCGGCAGCACCGGACTATGTGGGTTAGCCCCGATGAAACGGAAATCATGTTTTGGGGGCGTTACTCCGCTATGCGGCTGGAGATTGACCAGAAAGACTGGATCGGTCGCCTAATCCGTGAAGATCGGACAGCGTGGGAACGCGTGTCCGAGATCATGCACGAAGAGAAGAACCTACACTTTGAATCCACTGGTATGAGCGTGGATGATCTGGACAAGGCCATGCGGATAGCGTCAGTCAACCTGTGGGACGGTCAACGCCCGCAAGTATTGATTTACGACTACTTGGAATTGATCCGGGGTGGAGGCGCAGGCGATGCGGCCAGCGTTCAGGCGAAGATTGAGTCGTTCAAGCAACTCATCTCCGACTGGCGTGTCGTAGGCGTAATGATCCACCAGTCTGGTCGGGGTTCAGGGAACCGTGGCCAAGCAGGTGGGATTGACGCAGGACGCTACGCGTCCACGAGCGAAAGCCATTTCCTGTTGGAGACTTGGAGAAGGTGGGAAGACACCACCTTGGACGAGGATACGCGTTCATACTATGAGGATGAAATTAGCGTAGGCTTGTGGAAGAACAAGTCCGGCGACGGTACGAAGGCAGAAGTGAACCTCACGATAGATCCTAGTGGGAGGTTGCTTGAGCCGGGTGTTACGTGGGAGCAGATGAGTTTCAATGACGGGGACTAACTCTCTCTTCAGGCTCTTTACTGGTTTCCCGCACGCCTATGGCACCAACGAAGGTGGGTGCCGGTGGTACCCGTTGAGCGACGAACTCGCTGAACGCCACCTAACCGGCGAAGAGATGATCGGGGTTTACCCGATGGTCTACGATCCGCATGGGGTGCATTGTGGGACAGGTGGTTTTGACAAAGATCATTCTTATCCAGACATGCAACCCGACCTGTGGATGTGTCGCTGGGGTGCGATTGACATAGACGAAGGCGACGATGCCATTGTCTTGGGGCAGAATGCCATCACAGTTCTATCCGCATTGGGGATCCGTGCATGGCTGGAGCCATCTCGTAGCAAAGGCTGCCATGTTTGGCTCTTCTCTGAAGAATGGGTTCAAGCATCCTTGATGCGCAAGGCATTGGGGGCAGCACTTCAACTAATTGAAGCGCCCTACGATGCCGTATACCCGAAGCAGGATTCTCTTGACGGCCCTCCGGGGAACTACATGAGGATTCCGTACGGGGGCAACAGGCCCGAAGGCAGGCAGGTCATCTTGGATGCCGACGAGTTTTGGGAACCGATGGACTACTACGATTTCGTATTGGCAGCAGAAGAGGCGCGTACACCCAAAGCCCTGCTGATCGACGCAGCATCGTACTATACGGTACCCACCACTCAAGTCCCGGACCTGCCTCCGCCAAGGGATTACAGCAAGGAACCGTTGATGGAGATAGACGGTTCACGCCTCAGGGGACTAGCCAAGCAGATGTTTGAGAACGGTCCCGTAGCCTATTATCGACAAGAGGGCGCTGGCCGTGGTAGACATGGCTTCCTGAACCGATTCGCACGAGCGATGTTTGAGTCCGGCTACTCCGAACGTGATGTGATCTCATGGACGAAAGACCTAGACAACAACTTGGGCTCATGGTGGGAAACCGGCCCGAAGTTCACGGGAAGGAAAGATTGTGACAGGCAAATCCAAAGACTTGTCGCAGACGCCCGCTCCAGAGCCTCTTGAATACGCCTTCATTGTAGAGGGGCGCCCCGTACCAACGGGGCGCCCCCGCATGTCCAAGAAGGGCAACGTCTACACGCCCGGTGAAACCGTACGGGCAGAACGCGCCTATATCGACGCGGTAGGCGAAGAGCATCCCGTGTATGAAGGCTACGTCAGGGTGGAGATCACCTTCACGGAAGATAACACTCTCGTAACCGTGAAGCCAGCCGACGACTGGACTACCGGCCTTCGCGGGGATCTGGACAACTACATCAAACTGTGCCTTGACGGCTGCCAACGGGCAGGCATATTTGAGAACGACCGCCAAGTCGTACAGATCGACGCGATCAAGATATGACTGTGCTGATCGTACAACTGGAACCGTGGGAGTACGAATGGGCCTCTCACGTGGGCGCTCGTAGGTACATAGAGAACTGGGAAGTTGAAGACGCTCCCCACTATGACCGTAAGCGCATGGAGGATGATCGCACGGCGCAGGTGGCAGCCTGCGTGTGCGAGTTGGCAGTAGCCAAGTTCCTCAATGAATACTGGGGCGGTCACGTATGGCCTCATAACAGGCACGCCGAGAACAAGAACCGTGCCGATGTGGGACGCAATATTGAAGTAAGGCGCGTACGTACCACCAACAATGGTGCGGTGCGCAAGCACCAACTGAACAAGGATTTGGTTCTGTTCGTAGTGCGCCCGATTGCTCCAGAATTTAGGTCCGTGGAACTGCTAGGGTGGTTAGACCACGATGAAGCGTGGGAGAAGGGTGAGCCTTCCGGCTATAGCCCGACTACGCGCATAATCAAACAACAGTTCTTGAAGCACCCGGCAGACTATGGCGAAGAAGGAAGTATTTCGTGACCCGCAGAAGTATGCGTGGTTATACGAAAAGTATGAAGGTGCGCGCCACAATAGGCTGCCCGAAACGGAGATGCAGGCCTTAGTTCAGGCCGCGCCCCATTCTGAACCCCAAGTTTCAAAGCAGGAGAGGGAAGCGTTACGGGAAATAGTTGTTTCCGTAATGGATGAACTTTCGGATGAAGAAACTTGGTTTATCAATGCGCTCCTATTTGAGCGATTGAGTCTGAGGACCGTTGAGTATATAACGGGTATTCCTAAGACTTCCGTAGCGCGAAAGCGCGATAAGATTCTGGCCAAATTACGCAATAAATTGGCCGACAACCCCGCCGTAAAGGAGTATATAAATGGCGACAGTACATCGTATTAGTCCAGAAACATGGGACGAGTCCATTTCAATGCACGCAGACGTTATTGACGAACTGCGCTCAAAGCATGAGGTCAGGCATCCCGCCTACCAGAACATGGAACTACTCATACATGAGATGCGCAAGGAGTTTGACGACTTCGCTGCCCGCTGGTACGGAACCCCTCCCCCGACATACGAGGCGGAGGAATACGCAGAATATGTAGAAATGTGCCTCATGTGGTATCGGGCACTAGCGATTATGACGCTAGACCTGAAAACCGAATTCACCAAGAAATACCAAACGGACCTTGAGTCCACCGCCCGTTCCCTCTATCCCCTCCTACGGAGAAAGATGGAGGATTACGGCCACGATAACATACGGCGCTTCGGCAAGGATGGCCTTATCGTAAGGCTACACGACAAGTTGGCAAGGCTGGAAAACCTTGGACGCAAAAAGGTCGTGCCGAGCAACGAACCCGTCCTAGACACCATGAATGACATCATAGGCTACTGCCTAATCGGATGCATGGTGGAAACGGACGAATGGGAACTACCGATGATGGATCTTCACTCTGACGGGTAACGTCCACCCCAATCATCGTTTTCCGCCATCTCTGTCGCGCGCATAATCAACTGCGTGATGGTACTGAACACATGGTTATGTACCGGGCTTGAGTCGAAGTCATTCATCAAAGATTCGGCAGCAAAGGCCATAGCGTGTTCAAAGGGGAGAACGATCAGCATACCCAACTGGCCGTCATGCCAAACAGCGTGAGAACCCTCGTCAACACTCAGACTGGCCGACAGTTCCCGTAAGTTCGTGTTGATCTCCGATGCGATCTGGTGGCCTTCGGCCTCCAGCCAGTCATCAAACGCGTCGCTCTCCCCTTCGCTCATCAGCGCACGCGCGTCTTTGCGTAACTCTTGAGCACCGACAAAGCCGCTGCCGCCCCGGCCATCAGCGCCACCTTCACGGTGGCCTGATCCCCGATAACGAAAACGGCTAGAAAAGCCTGAGCGAATGTCCACCCGGCCCGTTCGATTAGATCCATCATGCTGTCCACAACACCTTCCATGTGTTTGAGTCAATTACCCCATTCGCCCGCATGGCGAACTGGGACTGAAATTTCTTACATGCCGCTACCGACTGGCGACCGTAGATCCCGTCAACCGTGAGATCCGCTCCCCGGTCATTTAGGCGCCTTTGCGCCAATGTCACCCACACGCCCTTAGCCCCGCGCTTGAGCGGCGTGTTCTTAGATCCTTCCAACACGATGTAGGCAAGGATTCCCTCCCAATCGGGCATCGTATTCGTCGTAGGCGCATCAGCGACCATACCCGCGCGCACCCACTCTAGCAAAGCATCGCCGGGGCAGGTCGTCGCTGAGAAATCCTGATGGCACTTCACCCAAAGGTGATCCCCATACTGTTTTCGCGCTGCCCCGACGACGCTAAGAATGGCCTCCTTCCCTGTAGGCGACAAGTCCGTGTCGCTATCGCCTATCAGGGCGATGGCGACAGTCTTGTAGTTATGCCCACGCGTGGCCGCCCCCTTGTGCCAGCCACGCCCCTCAAAGATTTCACCTGTCACGCCCGATACGAGCCAGTTGTAGGCAATGGAGTCCCACTTCCTTGTCCGCACGTGGTACCTGTCGTGGCTCCTAACGCGCTCCCACGGGTTCTCCGCTGGTCCCGTCGTATGGTGGATCACAACGCCTACAGGGCGCCTCCTGAACGGCCTGAGAGGCTTTCCGGGCAATGCCCCCCATTCAGAACGGCGAATGTACTTCATGCCTATAGGCTAAACTGTCCCTAAGGAGTCTGCGTACCCGCGCGCGCGCGGGAACGCTCATCACTTCGCTTCTCTTGGAGCCTGTACCAATTGGAACGCTGCTGACGCAACTGTTCATCGACGGTATTTGTTCGCAAACCAAGACCAAACGCAAACGACATCCACGTAGAAAGCGTTCTCTGCTGATACCGCTCTTCCGACGGGAATAGCCTTCTCATGTCCGCCAACGTGGGCAACAACTGAGTCATCGTGTGCAGGTTGTAATCCCGCATGATCCAAATATCGTTCTGTTTACTGGACAACCCCGCTACCTGCATCGCGTGCATCAAGCCCGGAATCTTGTGGTAAACGGTAGGCACCTGTTGCCACCGCCCTTGGAACGAATATCCCTTCCACAAATTGGTCTTCGCCTGCCACTCGTATGGCGCCTTGATGAGCGGAGAAAGTTGCGTGCCGAGACTGCCCAATACGCTACGCATACGTTCCTCAAAGGGCATATCTTTCTTGAGTGCCAACGCCGGGTCAATCAGTTCAATGGGCGCTTTGAACGGTAGGTCAGGCAGGACGAACATGCTTTCACCCTTGTACTTGAAGGGCAACTGGATGCCCCCCTGCCTGCGGAAGTAGTCGGGGACAATCCCCGGCTCTTCCAAGTCACGCTCTATGTTCCGCTTAGCCTTCAAATAGGCGGTCATCTTCGCCGGGTTATGCCCGATCTGTTCCAGCATGAGAGGCAACGCCCGCTTCGTCCACGTGTAGAACGGCACGATCCTCTTGATAACCCGTCGCTCAAAGTCCGACAGGTCATCGTAATCAAAGTGGAACTTCACAATATTGTCGTAAGCCCCGTCAACCGTGTTCCCCTTCTTCAAAGCATCAAAGCCCATCACCCCACGCAGGAAGGTTTCCGTGCCGATACCAGCCTCCCGCGAAATGCGCAATAGCGCGTTGCGCGGGTTGAAGGGATTCATCGCTGCCCGAAGATCAATTTTCTTCCCCGCAATCACCGGAGAGTCAATGTCAAACTCTCCCGCAACCTGTCCATGCGAGCCGCCCAAGATGCCAGCCCGATCCATCTCGCGGATATAGGCCACATGCTCAGTCTTCGTCTTCCCCCAAATCTGATGCAACTTCATGGACTTTTTCATCGCAGCAGCACGCGCAGTCCACCCCTTTTCAACAGCCTGCTCATGCCTGTACGTCCAATACGCACGCTGGAACTGACGGTACGACGCCAAATCCACATCAGCGAGATAGTTCATAAACACGCCAGAGAAATAGTTACGCATGTGGAATCCGGGCTTCATAATCATGTAGCCCTTCAACAAATTGTAAATCTTGTCGTACTGGTTGAGGAAAGCCCCCCAACCCCCCTTAGCCCGGAACCTCGTAACCGTC